GAAAGTCCTGAAGAAACAGCTTTTGAATCCCCTGTAGATATAAGCAACGAGTCGCTGACCGCCTTGGAATCTGCCACGGATGCCTGAAGACCGGCAGACACTGCTTTTGAGTCAGCCAGTGATGGATTGGATGATACCGCCTTACTGTCTGCGATTGAGATAAGCAGGCTCTGCGAAAGGTTTTGACTATCGGCGGTAGTTTGTAGAACCGATGTCAGTACAGAATCAGACAATGCTTTGCTATCTGCTACTGATGCAGCACTCCCAGCCGACAATGCTTTGGAATCTGAGTCGGACGCATTTAGCGAACCAGATTCCGATTTGGAATCAGCTATAGAGGTTGCCAATTCAACGTCCTGAATCGCCTTAGCCGTAACCGTCATCGCAATCTGATCCCCAACCGCAATGGCGATAGCCGCTGTCCCTTCCTGCGCTCGAACAATCGTCAGCGTTGAACCGACAATGCCAGTGACGCGGACGATCTCCGCGTTGGTTGAGGAAGGCTGAACGCCAGTCGGGGAAATTGTGCAGTTGAATGGAGGACCAGCAAACAGAACTGCGTCACTGGGAAGAATATCAAGCGATGTCCCGCTTAGCGCTGGACTCGGAGCAACGGCAACCGTCGAGAAAACCAAATTGCGGTGTAAATCAAAGGCCATTTCACTTTAGCTCTGCGTTGTCGGGATATGCGCCCATTTATGGAAAAGGAATCTCTGCGACGGTCGCTCTGACCCATTGGGTCGCCGTCGTTGCATCCGATGCGACAACCAGCGAATCACCAGGAAACAACACGCTGGCCGGAAAAGAAAAAGTGATTTTATCCGAAACAGTTCTTGCAAACTGTTTCGTTGACGAATCAGCGGAACCCCCAGAGGGTACGACGTAGCAGGTCAATGTCCTGGAACTTCCAGAATCATTGATGTAAAACACAAATACCGCCGCAGCGCCTGATGTCAGCGGGCTTGGAAATGTGGGTGCAACTGCACATTTACCCGATGGACAAGTGTAAAGCGTATTGTTGCCTCCCGATAAAGCCAAAAGTCTAGGAGTAAATAACGCAACATTGGTAGAAAACAGCAACCCACTGACCGTCACATTTGCTCCAATCTGTGTGACGTTAACCGCTACGGTTTCTCCGGATTCGAATAGAAAATCATCTCCGGTCGCCGTAAGACCACTGATAGATTGCACACTAAGAGTTGAATTGGCTCCAAAGCGATAGTAAACCCCGTTAGTCTTGAGCAAACAATAGGCCGTGGTAGAAGTCGCATTGGTTGTGCCAACTTTTACCCCTTCGAGCATGAACCTCTTTCCAGCGGGAACAGTAAATATGTCTGTCGTTCCAATCGCTAGGTTGCTGGAGCGAGCATTTGTCGGGGTGATGCTGCTCGCGCCAAAACCGTATTGACCACCATAATACAGGGATTGGAGACTAGCGCGACCGATGGCTGAGCCGTTATAGGTAATGTCTGATCCGTCATCACCAATCAAATTGGTTTTCCCGCTAAGACTTATAGTGCCGGTCAGACTCACCACATTCGCAGCAGGAGATGGAGAAAGGACACCTCCAGAAGATGTCCACAGATTCGTGGCCGGAGCGAGTTCGACGCCGTTGTAGGTTAGAAACGTTCCATCATCACCAAGGATATTGGTTGTCGCTGAGAGAGAGACGCCGCCAGATACTGCCTCTAGCTGATTGCTCCCATTCACCCGCAGACGAACCGAGAACGGGCCAATGGCATCGAGTGTAAGGTTCGTATTGGCGCCTACGAATTTATCTGCGTATCCCTGTATCGAAGCTCCAGCGGGACCACCTTCGCCGAGAACCAAGAGCGCATCTCCGGTACTATTCGTGTGGACTATGCTAAGGATTCCAACAATCGGATCATAATAGATCCCATTTGTGTATGAGATGCCGGTAGCAACAAACTTCCCGCTCGGAAAGTCGAAGTACGGAATCGCACCGCCCACGATGTCAGTGTCAAACGTGTTGGTCGTGAAAACATTCCTCAGAATCGGCGCTATCTGTGCCCGACAGTTCAGGGACAGAACTACAAGCAGAATGATTTGAAATAGCGTTCTCATGCGCCAGCAATGCTTAATTCCCATCCCGTGTTGTTAGTTCCGTCACCGGTTTTGTACCACAGAGCGCCAACGGCAGTATAGAAAATCGCCGGCCTCGTCGCCGTCTGCATTCCATTTGGATCGCCAACTCCAAAGAATACCTGCATCACGGTGCCACCCGACGAACTGGATGAGGATGAGCTGGAGCTGGCGCCGAGGAACACACCGCTACTGCGAGTGGTATCGTAACAATAATTACGCTTCGGCGGACGCCTTTCTTTTTCGCATGTGTGTATGAGATCCGCGCGGCGAATCTGATACTGGCCTGGCTTAGCCATGTTCTCATTGTTGTAATAGATCGAACGTGTTAGGTCACAATCATCAATTCCGGCTGATTTCCCTCGAACATAAAGCTCCACGCACTCTTGAACCTCGCGCGTCCAAATCGTCTCATCTACGGTGTCCGTGTCTGCAAAGGATCGCTTCACCCCGTCCCATTTCAAAACCACCAACTCATCCGACTGAATCCTTGGGTTCAGCCAGATTTGTCCACGGTCGATGGCGAAGAATCCTTCAACCGCCCTTCTGGTTTTGTCGAGTGACGTGTCACCTGCGCCCACGTAGTCGAAACAGTAAAGCGGCGTTTCGGGAAACGGAACGTAGACTCCATCGACCAAATACGTGTCGTACGGATGAAGCTCGGTATTACTGCAAAAGCTGAATGTGGCTTGATTGGCCAACATGCAGTCCATGTCGTTCTTCGAAACCGGAATGTAGGGAATCTCGACGCAGCAACGATCGCCCGGCGTCATCGTGGATAGACTTTGAATGAAGCCGCGCGGAGCCTCGAACACCGACGCGCCACAGTGGTAGAAACTGGACGAGGCGCAGAGATAATCGACATGATTCTGTTGAAGGCAGTTTACTTTGGTTTGGAGATCGATCAGGGCGTCGAGCACATAATTCTTGTGCGGATTAACAAGATTCTCCGGCTCTCCGTCGGGCCACACAGATAAACGAACCGCAGACTGGAATTCGGCGTAGGTCATTCATCCTTCTTCATAAAACCCTTGGACGTTTTCGGGCGAACGAACTCGGTTGGAATTTTTATCGGTTCGCTCTTGGGAACATCGGGCAGTTGACCATGAATATTAGCCGCGCCCACAGCAACCGCGACGTTTGACGGGAGTTGAAGATTGAGGCTGGACAGCGAAAACCGGTCTTGCGCTAAGCGTTTTAGCGACGTTTTGGCGGAAGATTTTTTTTTAAGATCCTCGTAGGTCGCCTGATCTATTACCACGACGCCACCAACTCCTTTCGCTGCGGCTTGGTCAAGCTCGTCTGTGTACACAGGGTTATCAGTCGCAAGAACTCCCGTGTCGCCACCGACCGGCTCGAAAGGCGCAGGGGCGCCGGTCGCGCGAATGTAGAGCTTGTTGGAGAGAACTTCTTTCTTGTAGTGCTTCACGATGAATTCCATTCGGCTATTACTGCACCGTTAGCGTTAACTTCCAAGCTAACAAAAAACCGGGGAAGCTATTCGCCGCCCCGGTGAGATTCATAACTAGTTGATTCCCAGGACTATGGGTAATAGAAGTCTTGTGTTCCCGCACTAATTCCTGGCACGCCCTGAGTCTGTCCAGGCGTCGAGTACTTATGCTCTGGCACGACGAACGAGATATTCTCGAAGATCGCGGAAGCAGCAGGGCATTCGACAACCACGGTGTAAGTCACCGAGTTGAGGGTGACGCGCTGCGTTGGGTTCTTCATTACGCACGCGAAGGAGTCGTCAACTTCTGCGAGCCGTGCGAGATCGCCAGTGTTATTGACTACGCGATTGCTCTCGATGATCCCCGGATAGATTCCAGCCCAATCCAGCACCCAGATAGAGCGGCCAACCGGAGTAAGCGCCGAGCTAACGGTTGTGTGCGCTGACACAAGATCATCGAAATAGTTGTGCGTGATGACCGCGATGTTGAGTTGTGGCCAAATGAGTCGGTAGGTATTGAACCTGAAGCCGAGCGGTCCATTCTGGCCGAGCTTGGCTTGGCCGAGATCCAGCACCATGCGAAAATTGCCACCGCTCTGATCGTCGTAGTAAGCGACCATTGCTCGATGGAACAGGCCGGCAAAGGCTGAATCCATGAACAGGTCGATGGTTTGCGTTTCCTCGCCGTTCTGGTCGCGCACCCGCGCGATGTTGTAGAGTTCCCCGAACAATTCGGGCAGGTCCAGTTGCTTTCCTTGGAGATCGAACACGCGACCGCATTGGGCGAGTTGTTCGTAAACGCCGGTAGCGTTCGCACGATAGCCGATGCAGCGACCTTCACTGGAAGGCAGGTAAAGGGGCGAACTGGCGAAAGTCGTGATTTGATCCAGACTGGTATAATTGTTGATCGTCTGGTTGGTGGAGATCGGCTTTTCGAAGAAGAACGCTTCGGTAAACCTTCTCTGGAAATCCGCACCAATCTGCTTGTTCAGTTCGACGGCCTCGACATCGCCGTACTTCGCATACATCGGGTTGTTGGCCCGAAGCAACGTCTGGTACTTGTCGTACAGCTCATCCCAGCACATCGTATAACGAGTGGTTTCAACGAAGAACGGCACGTCCTTGTTAGGATTTAGGCCGGGAATCTGGTCGCAGAACTTCTCGTAGTCGTTGACGTTAACTGTGCCCCTACGCAGAACGCCGGTTGTGGGGCTTGTAACTTTGGCTGAGGCCAGGAACGTACCTGCATTCTCCGTTGAAACCACTAGGCGAATCACCGTGCTGACTACGTTGGCACTGATAACCTTCCATGCAGTCTCGGTTTTGGTGCCACCTGCCGTCTTGCCACTGATGAACACACGCAAACCAGGCGGGAACCATCGAACATCCAGTGGAATACCAGTCTGGGACACGACATCAACCTGCCAGTTGCCGCCGTTGGACTGACCGTTGGTAACGGTAAAATAGACATTGTTAATGATGGTCTTCTGTGCAGCCATCACGAACGGCTCGATCGCCAGCACGCCACCGGACAGCTTTCGCGTGTTGACCTTGTGGCCCATGTTGACCTTCTGAGCCATGATGAACTCATAAAGGCCGTTCACCTTGGCGCCACAGCTCTTGATTTCGAAGTCCGAGACGAGCAGGGAAAGCATGTTGCGCCATTGTCCAGTGTCGTCGGAAAAGATTTCAGCGAGCGTATCGCCGGTGGCTTTGCCTACGTTACAGAGGGTGACAGAGCCGCAACGGGCGATGTCGGTGGAGATTGCGGGCAAACACTTCTCGAAAATGTTTGCTGAAATGAGGCCAGATTCGTTTGCCATACTTTGATCAACAACGGGAATCGGCGCAATTGCCGTTCCTCAGTGCAGATCAAAGCTTACGGCCTGAGAGGATTGAGCCAAACTGATCAACCCATGCAGGCTTACTGCTCGGCGCGGGTTGCCCGCCTGAACCAACTTGCGTTCTACTACCAACGGAAGGGGAGCCGCTGGTTTCCTTTGCTGGTGCGGGTTTGACTTCTTCTTTCTTCTTATCCTCAGCTGGTTTAGGTGGTGGATTATTCACACTGCCGTTGGTCATCCCCCTGCGCTTAGCCCAACTTGAAAGCTTTTTATCCTCATTAGCGAATCTTTCACGAGCGATTTCCTGTGCATCCAGCATCTTGCGTTCGATCAAATCCTGATCGCTAAGGGTCCAATGCTCAGATTTTGCTTTATCCGTCATGACACCAAACTGAGTCCACGTTGCGAACATCTTGCCATCCCGCATTTGTTCTGATCCTGGAAGCGCCTTGATCATTTCCTCCATCTTTGTAGCGTAGTCGTGGATATAGCGGTGCAACGGATTGTTCTCCTCAGCCTTGACCGCTCCTTTGGATTTCCACAGACGTGTAACTTCGGCAACGAACGGCAAAGCGTCACCGGCAACCTGAATGGCAATGTCGAAGCCCATCGGATCTTCATCCCTGAGCTTAACCAATTCGGCTGGCTCGGTAAATTTTTCATAAGCGGGATCGATCGCCTTTAGAATACTGCCCATCGCTGCCTTCTCCACGCTGGCGATAACCGGCTGAAGCTCGCGAATCATTTCGTTCCGTTTGAGATCGTCAAGCTCCTTGAGCTTAGGTGTAACCTCCTCGAGTACCTCCCTACGGATCTCCTTTTTGGTTTCGCCAAGCTCAAGGTTTATCTCAGCCCTGCGTAAGTCCGCGTCTTCATACGTCGGAGTTGCCCGCTCATAAAAGTCGTTATGCTGCTCGTCCTCGCCATTCCACGCCTCGCCTGGATGATCGTGCTTCCATTGCTTGATATAGTCTTCTTCTTCCTTGACGAATCGTTTGAAATCATCGACTAAGCCGCCGTATTTGTCGGGCTTAGCCTTGGCCATCACTTTGAACGCGGCGTATTGCTCTGTGTACTCTTTGGGCGGCTTAAAATCTTCAGCCACGGATTTCTCCACCTTGGCTTTCTCTTTTTCGATCCGTTCGATAGCTGCGCCCGCAGCGCGACCACCAGCATCGGCAGCAATTTCCGCGAGTCGCGTTTCATCAAGTGCTGGTTTTGGCTGCGCCTTGGCTTTAGGCTTAGGCTTATGAAGCTCCCCTTCTGTCTTAGCTTTATCGCCTTCCTCGTTGACCTTTTCATTGAGCTTACCTTTATCCTCTTTTGGCTTCTCCTGCTGGTCGGTCTTTTTGTCCTTCTCGACTTCTTTTGCCGGATCCTCAACTTTCTTTTCGGGCTTTTTTCGTCCTGAAGCGATCTGCCCGAAGGTTTCCATCGCTTTCTCGAAAGACACATTCTGCTCTTCGGTCTGTTTGACCGGCTTTGCGGGTTCTGCCTTTACCGGCCCGTCAATAGTTAGAATTTCATCAGCCATATCAGTATCCTAGCTTAGTCAGCCACCAAATCGTCGCCACGAGAATTATTGCAAAGAGAACCATCGTTGCCGACCGAAGGAAATCCGGTTTTCCGGGCGGTTCGCCGTCTTGCGTGCTCCAGTCAGCTTTCATCTTGACACTATGTTTACACAATATAGATTGTTCGTGTGAAAGAGCGGCAAACTTTCAGATGTTACCCTACAGAACGCCAAAAACAACAGCTTGAAAAAGAGTTTGGTTGTGCGCGCCATGCCTACAATTTCTGTCTTAAATTTCGCACGGACAGCTTCAAGAACGGCAAGTCTGTCAATTATGCCGAAAGCAGTTTGGAATGGACCAAGCATCGAAATGATCCAACGTTTAAATGGCTTCTCGCATGTTCCAGTGTCGTCCAACAACAAGCGGTTCGCCATCTTCAGCGCGCATTTACAAATTTTTTTGCCAAAAGAACCAAATACCCGAAGTTCCACACCAAGAAAAACAAGCAAGGAGCCGAGTATACTCTTAGTGCCTTTACGTGGAACGCAAAAACTCTCGGCCTTAAAATTTCCAAAGTCGGTCGCCTCCGAGTCAAGTGGAGCCGCGCATTCACGAGTAATCCCACCACGGTTACGATAAACAAGGATCGTTCTGGGAGATATTTCGTGACGCTTTGCCTGGATGAACCAGTTAAAGCAGCACTTCCGAAGACTGGGAAGCAGGTCGGGATCGACTTGGGAATTGATAGGCTTGCGACTCTTTCCACGGGAGAAAGAATCGCAAATCCACGACATACATCTCGCCATGCGTCTAAACTTGCACGATTGCAACGCATCATGGATCGGCGAGTATTCAAAAGCGGAAGATGGGAGCGCCAACGAGCCAAAGTTGCCAAACTTCACGCCCACATTGCGGACGCTCGTAAGGATTTTCTGAATAAGCTTACAACAAATCTTGTGCGTCGATTTGACGTTATCGCAATAGAAAATCTGAATGTACCGGGGATGATGTTGCATCCAAGACTCGCGAAACATTTTTCCTGCGCTTCGTTTGGCCAGTTTCGGTTTATGCTTGATTACAAATGCGCTTGGTACAAGAAGGAGCTTCGTTTCACAGATCGATTCTTCCCTAGTTCTAAGAGATGCTATTCCTGTGGGCACATTCACCAAAACTTGGCACTTACAGCGAGAGCTTTTCCTTGTGAAAATTGCGGCGAACATATTGATAGAGACGAGAACGCCGCCAAAAATATACTTAAATTTGCTGCGGTCGGACAGACCGTTAAAGCGCGTGGAGAGAGTGTAAGACCGCTCCGGGCTAAGGCCCGTCGTGGCAATTCTCGTAGAAGCGTGAACCAACCTGCTCTGCATAATGACTAACGTTATGTATCCAGAAATCCCTAAAAAGATGGATGTCAATCCACGTCAAATTTTGCCATCTCAAACTGCTGCTCCGCTCGGCTCAACTCAGCAAGAACATCCAAAAAAATCGTTAGCCTTGCCGCCTCGATGTTCAGTTGTCGAGCGGCGTCATGCTCTGGCCCTTTAGCTAAAATATCCAATGGCTTTTTCAGGGAAATAATGGCAGCGGTATTGATGCATCCAGCGATCTTGCCGCGAATAACCCGCTCAAAGATAATCTTCCCCTTGTGGGAAAGCCATTCGGCAACGGCGATCTGGTCAGGCTGGGATAAGGGCTGCGGGCTGAGGGTTAACATTGGGTATCGTTCCTGGTGGTGGTGGTGGCGGCGGTGGTATCGGCGGCACGCCCATCGGTGGACCGCCCGGTCCCTGGGGTAGTCCGGGCGGTTGTTGGGCGGCAACCTGAAGTATCTGCATGATCTTTGTCAGGGCAGCATCTTGTTCTTGGTTCTTCTGCGCTTCCTGCCCTACGACTTCCTGCGTCTTTTTAATCGCTTCCTCGATTGGCTGAATCACCTTTTCCTTGAGCGTAGCCGCCAGTTGCCCCATCGAATCGTTGACGACCTGCTGGGCAACTTTCTGGCTGATTGCCGCCAACTGCTTGAGCAAATCTTCCTGCTGCCCCTGTTGTTCACCGGGCGGCACATCCTTGACCATGATTTTGTATTCGCGCGGCATCCCGGCGTATTCGAACACAAGATTGAGCATGTCCGCGATCTGGCTGACCCCCATTGCCTGCACGAGCAAAGGTTGTGCAAGAATGGTCTCAAACATCTTGATCATCGCAGCAGCGATCTGGATGTTGTTAATCCGTTTGCCACCTTCGCGATTGGCCGTGAACCCGTCAATGTCGAGCGACTGCTTCTTACCGCGCACGCCGGCCTTGGTACGTCCAGGCACCTCCTCGTCCTCAACTTCAAAACCAAGCGAAGCCAAATCCTTCTTCGTCTGTTCATTGATCTCGCCTATTTGGGCAAAGATGTCATCATCGCTGTATGCCATCATACCGTCGTAAAGGGTGCGCTTGCGGGCGTTCATCCCATCTTCAACAAACGATCGTGTATGATCCAGTCTTACAGTCGAGTTGCCGTGAATCGTGGTTATTTCAGTCGCCGATTGCTCGTGGACCGCTGGTTGCCCCACTTCCTGAGCCGAAAAGCCAAGCATCCTCTCCATCAACGAAAGCATCGTCGTAATGCCAAGGGTGATCTCCTGGATGTTGTGCTTGGGAAAGGACACGTTGCTGAATGCTTCATCGGTAGAATTCTGTTGCCAACTTAGTTCACGCTTCGAGCGACCGATGAACATCAGACCGCGATAAACCGCTTCGTCGGGAGAATCTATTCGGCGAATGTCGTCCTCACTAATCATCTCGGTGTTGTAGAACGTCACGTTGGCGAGGTTCTTCTTAATCGAGTAGAGAAGCTGACTCAGATAGTTCCCCAGCATGTCCTGCCACGGCAAAAGCTCTAGCGCCAAGCTCGCGTTGAGCATCCGGTTGGTATCCGCGTCGTAGCCGTAGTATGAAGTTGGCCGGTAGCACAGTGGTTCAGCGAATATGACCGTATCCGTGTGGCCCATCACGAACCGAAACCACACCGGATAATCGTAATCGCCCAATCCCCAATCGCTCGGAATCAGTTTCTCGAAGTGCGGAGCAATTATGGTCGCTTTGTCATCGTCCGCCGTGGAATAAATCGACACCTGCTTCTGCCTGTCCAAATCCCCGCTGCCCGGTGATGCCACGCTTGGAAACGACATCTGACATGGGTAAAGCGTGTTGTACGGGTTCCAGTAATTATTAATCCAGTCCGAAGGCCCGTAACTCACCTTATCCGTATTGAAATAATTCTTGTTCGTCCGCACGTCGCGCCAGCGTACCACGTCCCAATAGCCAGCGAACTCGCAACCCGTGTCCGTATTGAGTGTCGAGGTGCGGTGAGCCAAGTCGTAATACATCTTGGATGGATGCGGGATCGCCCAGCGAATGCCTTCCTTCACGATCTCCGGTTTGTCCTCGGCATTAAGCTGTTCTTCGGTGTACCACTTCTCCATCGGGAAGTTCAACGCGATCCCGTACTGAAGCATGTGGAAGATAGAATCCCGCTCAGCCATCCGATAGCCCATCTGCGTCGTCATTACGTCCACCCGGTCGGTGATGATCTCGCACTTCATCCGGTTCTTCGACGTAAGCTTCAACGGCTCATACTTATAGAGTGGCGTCTGGTCGATGTCGGAAAACAGTTTGGCGTGACGAATCTTCGAGTAGGACAAAACCAGTGGAAGGAAAATCTGCGTGAAGGTCGGCAGGTGCAACACCATTTCGGTTTCTCTGCCTCCAGGAAGACAACAAGGCTTGCCTAACTTGTCGAGCTTCGGAACTAACAAATGAGTCAACCCCCATGACTTTGCGATCTCGACCGACTCCTGTCCGCCAAGCTTCTTGCTCATCAACCCTTCAACCAACGTCGCCGCCGTCTGGCGGAACGGAACATCATACGCCCGGTCAATCGCCCACCATAGCCGCGCCTCGCGCATCGATCGCGTCACGCCATCTTTTACGCGAGACGAAATGCGCTCGGTCAGATCCTTGATTTTGTCGGAAGGCTTTTCAGTCGTGAAAAGTGCCTTGAGCTTCTTTGCCGTTAATCCCGCTTTTTCTAATTGAGCTGGCGTAGGCATCAAGTCTTGGTCTCGTAGTAGGAATCGAATGCCTTCACTTCTTCCACATGGCCCGCTGGAATCGATCCGCAATTGAACGTGTCGCTCTGGAAGTCGTAATCGATCAGGATCGCATAATACCCAACCACCTCTCCACCGGCCCGGATGCAGCGATTCACTTTTTGGGAATGGTCGGCACCGTCCATGATCACTTTTATGCCTTTGTGAAGTAAGCTCTCGCAGAGTGGCCTTCGAGCTTCGAGTTGGGCGGGAGTGGGCACTTATTTGACAAGAAGTTTGGCCTTCCGAGACTGCTTCTCGAATTTATCGAGAGCCTTGAGCTGCGAAGATACCCACTTGCCGCGAACGTACCGATTGTACAGCGCCGTTCCCTGAATGCCGCCCAGAGAGTCCACCCTCTGCGGAATTCCGTTCGCCGTTTTCACGGAGGCGGCAGTCAGAGAACGATTCATACGGTGATCACTCGCTTTGCCTTCTCGCGCAGCCATTCAACCGAGTCGGGGCGCATCCAGTTGGCACCACAAAATTCATTCCACTCTCGTGTCCCAACATTCTGCCCGTACACTTGATTTCTTAGCGCACGCACTTCCTTTTCGAATGCGATCCGCCTTCTCACTTCATCAACAAATTCGTCAGGCATACGATTTTCGCATTGGAATGCCGATTGAGGCGACGGGGGATCTGCCTTTTGATAGAGCGGGAGCTTGATCCTGCGCTTCCTCTTCCGCTGGCTCGCCATACGCCACATTCGTCACGTCGGCGGTCACTTCGTCGCCTTGGATACTCGTCGGCATGATCGTCACGGTGAGGGTTTCTTCCTGGCCGACTTTGCAATCGGCGACTTCCGGGAAGTCCGCTTTTGAAAATGAAAGTGTGTTCACGATTGCAAGACTACACGAAATCAGCACAATGGGAAACGAAATCGCCCAGCCACCCTGACAGGTGCTGGGCACGACACAGCAACAACGTGAAAGCCCAATTGCCATGTTCAACATTTGTATCGGATGCGGTCAGTCTTTCAAAGTTTTTCCTTCACATATAAAAAGGCAGAATCGGCTGTACTGTAATCGGGAATGCCAAGCGAATTCTGTCGAGCAACGTTTCTGGTCAATGGTGGACGTAACCGACAGTTGCTGGTTATGGATCGGAGCCAAGCACAAATATGGATACGGAATTTTCCGAGTTGGCACAACGAACGAATTGACGCATCGGTACGCTTGGAAATTATTTCGCGGTCCAATCCTCGACGGCTTACAGGTCTGCCATGATTGTCCAGACGGAGATTGCCCCTCTTGCTGCCGGCCAGATCACATGTTTTTAGGAACACAAATCGACAACATGCAGGATGCTTCCAACAAGGGAATGCTCGGCAACTCGTTCGGGGAAGACCATCCAAAATCCAAACTTGTGGAATCGCAAGTTTTTGAGCTGCGCGATCTTTATTCTAAAGGCGTATCGCAGAGAGCACTGTCGCATCAATTCGGAATCACACATCAAGCAGTTTACGCGATTGTACACGGCAGAAGCTGGAAGCATTTGCTGCCTGATCAAACTAAAACGTGTTAGTTTCCACCAATGGCTAATCAAAATTTTTGGTGCCCTGACTTAAATCCGGTCCAGATGTTAGCCCTTAATGACTATCATCGGTACCTCCTTTTGGAAGGACCTAAGTATAGCGGCAAGAGCTATGCAAGTGTGGCAAAAGTAGTGCGCCACCTATGGGAAACTGATCGCGCTGAAGTTGCAGTCATGGCGCGTACGATCAAGTCAGCCAAATCGGCGGGCATCTACGTTGAAATTTGTCAGCAGATTGAAACCTGGATGGCTCATGGTTATTTCCGAGGCAAGTGGATTCGTCCGGGGCCGCAAACTTCAGACGGAACGAGTAAAGTTCCGTATGCCACAATGTATAATTTGCACGGAACGGTTTCACGAATTTCTTTGTTCAACTGTCAAGAC